CAAACATGAATTGTATGTACTAACATTACATGAAGGTATTCCAGGACATCATTATGAAATAAATTATCATGTGAATAGAAATGTCGGTGATTATTTTAAACATTCTCCATATGATAATTATTCTGAAGGTTGGGCATTGTATTGTGAAAGTTTAGGAAATTACACCGACCCTAAGCGTGAATATTTTAGATTAAAATACGATATGTTACGTTCTGTAAGATTAGTAATAGATACAGGTATTCATTATTTTGGATGGGATTATGATAAATGTTATCATTTTATGAAGGACAAATTAAAAAGTTCTGATGAAGCTATACATCGTGCCCTTTTGAGATATATAGATAATCCCGGACAAGCACTAACATATAAAATAGGTCAAAAAACTATTTTATACTTGCGGAATGAATATATTAAAAAAGGTGGGAATCTAAAGGATTTTCACGAAAAAATTATGAGAATAGGACCATGTCCTATAGACTCACTACTTGATTATTTCATAGAAAATGAGATAAATAAATAACCTATAAATCCAAGGATCATAGACTGTTTCCATCTATTTTTCATAGTTGAATAAATATCAGTCCATGCTTGAACTTGTTTTTCATCAGTTAAATGATTTAACATAAGAGGTTTTTTAGGATAAAAGTAATATATACCTATTTTTACAACGGACATTATTGCAATAACTTTACAAAATATATATTTATCTTTTTTATTGTAGTAATAATACATAAACCCTAGTATTATACCTATTATCATACCAACATTATAAACGGTTATGCGTTCAACGATTATTTCATGATATTTCTTTTTTTGTTCTGGATTTAATAAATCTACAAAATTATTAAATTTATCCTTCTTTAGATTTAGAACGGACATGATAATACTTGATAAAATAAGAGTGATACCCACAATACACGAAACATTATTCATTTATTATTAATCAACATTTATTTTATGTCCTTTACATTCATAATAAAACATCACTCTTTTGTTTTTATTTATTTCAACACAATATTCATTATTACTACAAAATTCTCCTACATTATTTGTTTCAAATGTAGGGAATTTTAATTTTCTATTAATATCTGTGTATCCGCAAAACTTACGGGACATATATGGTTTCCACCACGAATATTTATTTTCTAAATGTCCCATACCATGATAAAACATAGTCCCTTCTTTATTCTTATACCTTATTACGCCATTTCCAGGATTTTCTATCCACCCTTCTTGCGTTTTTTTTTCTAAATCTCTTATTTTTATTTTTAATCCATAGTATTCTTCAATCTTTTTATCGTATTCAACTATTTTTTTGTTTTTATCTATTATTATTAGTGATAACTCTTCTATTTTATTTAAATATTTTTCATTTTCTTCTTTTGTTTTTTTAATTTCATTCTTTAGATTTTTGTTATCACGTGATTTTACATCATCTACATCTAATTTAATTCTTTCTATATTTTTCAAGATTATATTATTCTTTTTATATTGTTTTTTATTTATATAATATCCACTCATAAATATAAAACAAGATGGTATTGTTAATAGCATACTTCCAAGGTATTCACCTATATAATAGTTGAGATAATCCATCGTATTTATTATTACAGTATTTAAATATTTAAATATAAATTTGAAAAAACATGGTATAATCTATAAAACAATAAAAGGCAATTCCTATGGAACCTTGTATCGCAGACTACTACCAAGGTTTTCCTAATGGTATAAATGTTATTGAAAAGATGAATGAAGAACATCATCTTTTAATGGATGAAAATGAAAAACTTAAAAAAGAACTTGAATTTGTTAAAAGTATATTTAAATATCCTCTGAGAAATAATGCTATATTCAACCTTGTCAGACTAAAAAAGAATGGTGAAGATGTTTGGATTAATAGGATTCAAGTGAGTGAAAATGAACTAAAAGAATTAGATGATTGTGATGAAGTAAGATATCTTCTAAAAAACTGTAATCCAAGGTGTGAAAGGTGAATTAAATATCATCTGTTACGGTAGTGAAATTTTCCTTCCATTTAGAGTATAACAACGTATAAAGGTTGGATGATAAAAATGTAGTGTCGTTATAATTAATAATAATGTTTTCATATTTTAAATTCGCCGAATTATTTGTCCTTTTTTCTTTATTCACCCATATTACACCCCGCCCACTTAATTGATATGTTTCGGTGTATCCGGTAATTTCTGGCGTTTCCGTGATGGTTCCATTTTCATCGGTAACTTCGTCAACTCTCTCCGAATATATCGGTGTTCTAACTTTATTTAAAACAACTGATACATTACCTATACAACCATAACTATTTTGAACAGTTAAACCATTATTCAATTGAATTGTATCACCGATAATTATTCCCATTTTATAATATATATTATATTTTTTTAAGTGGTTTACCTTTATTACACGTCGGAATATGTCTATTATATTCTATTGGAGAACTGAACCATTCTCCACATAAAAAACAATGCATATTACGGTTGAGGGGTTGTGATATCTCTTCTCCACCCTTACAACAACATGAAACTAAGTTACCCATATATTATACATCTATTTAAATAAAATTCCATATGGATCGTATTTTTGATATACACTCACATCTTCTATATTTTTTAAATTATTTACTACGAAATCTTTATCATAAAAACGCCACCTACATTCTTTCATAATCGCGCGTTTTGTAAATGGTTTTTTAAGTTTTATATATTTATGGAAAAATTTTTCTCCTAATAAGATATCCCACGTTCCGTATTCATCTTCCTCTTCATCTTCCTTTTCCTCTTTTTCATCACACCTTTTCATAAATATATCTGCTTCTTTTTTAAAAATGTATGAAACTTCGGTATTTAAAAGATATCTTAATTCCACACCCTCATCTGATAACCTCCATTTTTTTATATCATCATCATAAAAATACCATTCGTTTTTTTTAATAGAAGTACATTTGAATTTATCACCATATAAATGGAATAATAAGTTAACCATACCATCGTCACTCAGTGCTGCACCCCTTACGAGATTTCTTAATATTTTAGAGGGTTCTATAATACTTTTTAATTTATCATACTTATTTTGTAATATCTGTAGTTCATTATTCATCTTTTCTATAACATTTACGGAATGCGGAAAGTCATTATAGTAATCTATCATATATGGTTCCATTTTATAATTTTAAACATTAATTATATATTGTATCTTTTTCTTAAATAAATTTGATTAAAATCTAATAATTTATAGTTTTAAATCATACCATGAAAGTTACTCTTCAAAAATCTATTTATAACTGTAAAATTATTATTAGTTTGGGATATAGAAATGATATGTACATTTCCGAAAGACAAGAAATGTGGGATCTGTGGAAATCCCTACGAGATACCCTTTATAAGAATAACGATGATAAATTAGGAAGGGAGGGTAATTGTATCTTACCTTCTACATTTCCCCTAAATTCATATAGAAATACTTCAACACTTCAAAACTGGGGGTGTATAGGAGATATAGAAACACAAAGTAAATTTATTATTTTAGATGAAAACTCAATTTTATCCCCAATCCAGTTTGATTTTGATAGTTTTGGATATCCACCAATGAAATGGTGTGAATTTATGAGAAAAAAAGGGTTCATGATAACCCTTTATTTCCTAGACAATGATAACCGAAGACTATATAAAAATGGTAACTGTGGAAAATGTATATATGATAAAAAGCGTATCATTGAAGATTTATATACTATGCCATCAATAAATTATATGGAGGCATCTACAAAATATAAGAAATATAAACACATGAATATGTTCGCTTGTAGGAGGGAATTGGTTAAATATAGAGATAATATTTATTCACTTGAAGGATTTTGTGATGGTTTAAAAGATTTATTGGATGCATATGGATGTGGACCATGTGCTGAAGGACTAATGTTGTATGAAAAATCTAAAATTTCAAATAATTTAGAAGATATAGAAGAAAAACTCACAATTGGGGAATTAAACGAAGGGGATTATTTAGATAAATGTAACAGTTTGAAAAAACAATATGACAATATAAAGTTTGCTTCTTTGTAGAAAAATATAAGGAATATTAAAGATGAAAAAGATAATAAGGGATATTCTATTTTATTCGTCGTTTCAAATGTTGTATGTATCTGGGATATGTACCTACCACAAAAAAAATCTCATTTTTTTTAATCGTGTGCGCTAATTCTAGAGGCGTTCATAAATCTCTTTCATCTTATTAACAATATTAATGTATGTGTTTTCGGGAATATCTCCAGTGACTTCAAACATATCATCCATCGCATCCTTCATGATTTGTTTTGTTGTCATAGTTTCTTCGTCATCTTCTAGAAGAGTCTCATCTCCTTCGGTGTCAATCTCAAACTCTCCATTGTAGGTTTCTTGGAGTTCTGGTGGGATGGTATATTCCTCCTCTCTACCAACTTCTATTACAGAGTTGAGGTAGATTTCATATTTTTCATGACATTCTTCACACCGGTGGATTGGTGGGAATGTCTCATCTTCCTTTTTGAACTCCGCATCCCTATCACAGATAGTCCTAGTTAGTTTCTCAGAAACTCCGCATTCGATACACTTGACACCGTCACACATACACGACTGACAAGTGATCATCCCCGACTCTTTCATGACAAGATAGTCTATGGAAAATCCATAAGTATTCGTGCATCTTTCTCCGATTTGCCAGTGACAAAGACCACAACTATCACAAATCCCTTCACCCCCTCCTTCATCAACCCCAGTTCCATCTTCATGACTATTCCACTCTTCCCACATCCTTTCCCCAACCCTCCTGAGTTCCTCAAGGACTTCTGGATCCGTTGTGATAGATGGTTCTCCTTCTTCTTCTCCTTCTTCTTCTTCTTCTTCTTCTTCTTCTTCTTCGTCTTCAAACAACCTCGTCCACGCGTGGGGATCCCTCTCAGCGTCTTCCTCCACTTTTTTGATCATCTCATTCACACAAGACTTCACATCAATCATCAGGAACGCATCCTCACGCGCGCGCCTTCTTCTGTCCACCGCCACCCAAAACTCTTCGTCAGAGACGTTGAGACTAGTCATCTTTCAGAGGTCTTTCTGAGTTTTTCAGAGAGTATCTTTAGTTTTAACATGTATTAAAAATCCTCTTTCAAATTTATTTTTTAACCTTTTGTATGAGGTAACTCACTTTCTCCTCTCTATTATTCCACATATCGTCTATCGCAGAATCTATCTTCCCATCATCAATGTACTTTGATAAATTTTGTCTTATGTTCGCCTTATTGAGGGCCTGCTTCGTCCTCCTCTCTTTACACCTCAGTTTCCCGTTCTCTGTATTTAGATCCGTTATATTATTATGTGTCATAAATGTAGTTATTTTAGGTTCTAGTTCTTTTGAACGGACCTTCTTCAATTCTTTTATTTTTTTCTCTAATTCAACTATTTGAGAATCTATAATAACCCATCTTTGAACTTGTTCTTTGAAAAATTGTATTTCTCCAGGGGGTATTTTTTCATACGGGTTCATTAATATTATTCATATATATATTTATTACTTTAAATCGCTTTTAATCTTCGCCATCTATGAGAGAGAAATCAGCTACTTTTCCCTTTGTTTTTTCCTTCCTTGGTTTTCTCTTCTTTATCTCTTCACCATTATGAAAAATTGTAAATGTCATCTTTTTATAGAGTGCTAATCGTTTATTACATTGATTTTGAAACATAGAAAAGTTATCTTGTAGGTCAATGATTAATGGATGAAATTCCCTATCACATGCTTTCTTTCTAAAAACACGACCAACTGACTGCTCTACATCAGATTTTGGGGATGCTAAGATAACAGTATCTAATTTTGGTATGTCCATTCCTTCCGCCGCCATAGAAAATGTTGCGAGAATGATATCCTTTTCTTGTGATTCCCGTAGTTGGTCAGGTTTCATACCACCAACATAAAATCCCCGTGATTGTCCATCAAGGAGTTTATGAATCAATTCTAAATGACCCCGTCTATCAGTTAAAATAAGGATGTTACGACCTTCTTTTCTATATTTCAACGTTAGTTCAACAATAATTTCAGTTCTTGGAAGGTATTCACAGATATTGTTAATCATCTTAGGCATACAAGGTTCCTTCCTAAAATTAAGTTCTTCTTTATTATATTTTTCATCTTGAAAAACACAATCAATAAGTTGAACTTCAGCATAATCTTCATTCTTTTTTTCTTGAAGATATACGATATCACCCATATGCCATTCAAATACTTTTGAAAGACCATCTTTGCGTTTGGGTGTTGCTGATAACCCAAGCATATATTTGGATGCAACCTTTGCCATACATTTAGAAAACTTTTCCGCCCCCAAATGATGACATTCATCAAAAATTGCTAAACCAAAACTATCAAATGTACCCTCGTCATATTCTTTCATTGATAAACTTTGAACCATTGCTAAAACAATATCTTTTCCCTCAATATCAATTGTATTTTGTTGTATTTTTCCTATCTTTGCGTCTGGTAAAAACTCTAAGATTCTGTCCCTCCATTGCGTCATCAAAAAATCTTTGTGAACAACTACAATAGTTTTCTTTTTAAGGACACTACATATATGTAAAGCGAGGACGGTTTTACCTCCACCACACCGTATTGATATAATCCCTCCACCCTTTTCACGCGCATTTTTAAGATATATTTCTTCAATTGGTTTTTGTTCTTCCCTCAAATCTCCTTTAAAGTTAATGGTAATATCATCCCCTCCTTCAATCTTATTTGTTTCCGGTTCTCCAAATTTTTTAAGTCCATAAAATCTAGGTAAATAAAGTTTCTTGGGACTTTCCATATAAACAAGGAACCCAGATTCCTTGTTCGCATTTTTGTTAAAAGTAAATGGTTTTGCAAAAAGTTCATCTTTAATTTCTTTTATTTCTTTCGAACTATAATTACTTTTCACGATTGTGTAACCACTTTTTGTGAGTTTTGACATCAATGATCTATATATATCTATAGCATTATTCTTAAATAAAAATATAATAATTATATATAATAATGGACCAGCAACAACAAAAAAATGACGGAGCCACCAGTCCAGGACCGAAAGATTTCGGAGATATTATAAGACAAATTAAAAAAAATGCTTTTTCAGTCCCTCCTTTGCCCGAGTTGAATGGTGATAAATATTTTGAGGTCCCTACGGGAAATCAAAATAACCAAAATTTAGGTTTCAGAAAAACCCAACTTGTTGACTGGTCAAATGATTTTAATATTCTTAAGGAACTTCTTCTTGAGGATTTACGACTTATTAAACAATCAGCGTCTGAGGTCCAAAGTAAAAATACTAAGACAGGTATCAAGCTACCGCTCATCGTTTTCAACTTACTCTGCTGTGGTATTCGTGAAAAGAATATTATTGAATATCAAAAAATTTCCGATGATATAACAGAAGTAGATGTTAAAAAATACAGGGGATCTGCAGGTTTGATGGGTCATATTAAGATGATTGATAAATTTATTAAACTTATAGATTATCACATAAACAAAATAGAAAACAGATTGAGTGATGCTGGTGGTGATATTGATATTGATGATGATATTTTAGTATCAGCATTTAAAGGATTAGAAAAAGAAATTTTTGATACAGCAACGGATACAATAAACTTAAATATTAAGTTTCTAAATAAACACCTCGTTAAGATTGATGAACTAAAAAATAGTCAGAGCACGAGCATCGCCTCCAAATGGGCTCCAGCAATACATACATTTTTATCAAGCTTAATTGAAAACTATGATGAGAAAGCAGGAAAACTTATTCCGAACGAATATGAGTTTATAAGACTTATTAAGGAACAAGATGAAACCGACGAGGAATACTTTAAACGGTTGAATACGATTATCGTTGACGAAGGGTCTATCACCGACGAAGATGCTGGACTTCTGAAAGAATTGGATGAATTGGAGGGAGAATTCAGTAAAAGTGGTGGAGATGGAGTATTAGAAGAGGGGGTATTAGAAGATGGCGGTGAATATGACGCGGATGAAGATAACACGACTGTTATTAGTGCTATTACTGCTAGTGATGGTCAAGATGAAGATAACACGACTGTTATTAGTGCTATTACTGCTAGTGATGATAAAAGTGATGAAAGTGATGATACAGTTAATATAGTTTATTCAGAAAATCCCGTGGATAATTCTGAAATACAACAATTTATGAGAAGATACATAAATGGTATTCACACGGAACTTGAAAAAATAATTAAAAACCCTCAAGAATATTTTGATAACCTTACTATTAGTGAAAATGCTTTTCCAGAGAATAACCCCAATTACGGTATAATATTTACAAAAATTAAAAATACAACTGTTGATGTTAAAAACGGTATTATAGATTTATACAGCAAAGGTACACTAGATGGTGGTGGTGCCGAGGCAAATGAGCGAGTTAACGAGTGGTTGGACAAATCGCCACTACCGTCTACCCAACTTGATCCAAATCAGGACCCCTTAATTCGGAATAAACAAGAGTTATTATCAAAATATATTTTTAATAGTAATATCTACATTATTTTATTATTTATTCTCTATATTGTAGAAGGATTACCCGAAGATAAAAATAAATTAAATATAATTATAGGATATTTAAAACATATTCTAAAAAATAATGAAATAATTCATAAAGAATTAATTAATAAGGAATCAATAAAAATAATTTTAGAAGAAATGAAAAAATATGAGAATGACGATAAATTGAATGACGATAAATTGAATGAAAAAATAGATACTATTTTAAGTAAAGGTAAAGTTTCCTCTAAAACAGCAGAACCATATCCATCGCCACCATCAGACCCATCACCAGAAGGGTCATCACCACTATCAAAACGCAATTTAAATGTATTACCAAAGGCATCACCACAATACGCATCACCATCAGAGGCAACACCATCAGAGGCATCTGAAGACCCAGTAAATGATAAACAGAACATGGGGGAAATAAGCAATGAAGAAAAAGTTATATTAAATAAACAATTAA